TTTTACCTGATGAATAGTATCTATTATTATTTTTGGTGGCTGCGTAAGATCTACACCTTCTTCCATAAGTTTTTTAAAATACTTTTTATCTTTGTCTTTAAATTTTCTTTTAAACACTTGATTCCATAGTCCTTTTTCATCTCTCATACCACATCTGAGATGTAATTCATCAAAATTAAATACTTGATTTGGGTGTGCAAATGACCACCTTTTACTGTCCGATGACCGGTATCCGTGGTCTATGTTTAATAAAAATTCATACATTGTACATGCTTCTTCTCTAGTAATGCTACCACCTTGACAGATTTTTTCCCAATAGTTGATTGCTGCAAATTGATTTGGATCAAAAGATTTATTATTTTTCTGATCTTGGTAATATAATCCTAAATTCTTAGCCTCCTGCTGCAGCTCCCTCTTAACATCATTAATTCTAGCTAAGACCATCCAATTACCTTCCATATCCCAAGGTATTTTTTTTAGACCATTCCATCTATACACAGCTCCTTCTTTACCGTTAGAATAAAATTCTTTTTCAATTCTATTTTGGCCCATTGAATATAATAAACAGCTAGAAAAAAAATGTATATTTTTATTTAACCTTACAGATTTTTTTAAAACTAAAGATCTACCAGGAAACTTTTGAAAAAACTCAACTTCTGCTCCATTCCATTCGTATATGGCCTGGTCATCATCTCCTGCAATATAAATTCTATCTACTGCTTGAGCCAACTTAACAACTAAATCCCACTGTAAAGGAGTTAGGTCTTGAGCTTCATCAACCATTAAAACTTTAAAAGGAATTGATATTCCTTCATCAATAAATTTTTGCACCATATCTGTAAAATCTAATCTATCAGCTGTTCTTCCCCCACCTTCAACTTCCATAGTTTTAAATTGTTCGTAACCAGCAATAATTGATTTAAACTGTTGTAATCGTACAGCTTTTCGAGGTTGTTGTTTATACAACCAAACTGGATCAACCTTCATATTTCTTGCTCTATCATAAATTTGTAAAGACCAATTGTTGTAAACTTTTTGATCATCGTGACCATCTTTGTAATTTACTTTTACAGTTCCATATTGTGTATGGAACATTAAGAGGTCTGCCTTTGGATCTAAAACTGGAATTTCAGCAAACTGTTGTCTGGCCAAAGAATGTAACGTTCTAAAATATTTGAAATCATCTTCATCATATTCTTTAAATCTTTTTCTAACTCTTGAAACACATTCATCAACAGCTTTGTTTGTAAAAGATATGTAACATATTTCATCGGGTGAGTATCCTTGCTTAAGATACCTCTGAACTCTTTTAAGTAAGTTTTCTGTTTTACCTGTGCCTGGGGGTCCAAATATTTTAATTGTCTTCCCACGCAGCTTTTGCTTTAATAAATTTGACATCTTTGTTTTTATGCTCCGATTGTTTTGGTAGAATTACCACCCAATGTCTTGTCTGAATACTTTTAAATTTAGATTTAGGTTTAGCACCACCCGTTTCTAAAAATTTAGTACATTCTTTTTCGCTCCAATTGTAGCCCATTTTTTTCATAAACGATTTAAATGTTTCTAATTTAAATCTCATTTCACTTTCATCTCTCCAGATATTACCAGAATCAATTTGATCAAACTCTGTTGTGTCTTCAACATCTTCAAGAAATCTTGTCATTCTAGAATTGAATACATCGTTTAATTCTTCTACTCCATCAAAACCTTCCATATCTTGTTTATTAGATACTAGTTCCTCTAACCAATCTCTGTAAGGGTCTGGGTCTCTTTTTGTTGGTTTTAAAGGTCGCCAAACAATATCATAATTTAAAAGCTGTTCCCCCAGAAGCTGTTGTTGATATAATTGTTTTGTTGATAATCTTATTGATTTACCTTGTATTGGTAAAATCCAGTAAGGTTCAGGATACGAATTTACTTTTAAAAGTTTACCTACCTCAGGTAAAGCTTCATTGGCTCCAATCCCAAGTTTACGTTTAACGCATTCAGATGATACACAATGCATTCTAGCAATTGATGTTTTACATTTGTATGCATATTCCTTATTTTCTACACCCTTAAAAATATTTTGTAATTCTTTTGGATGTAATGCTTCGGAACAAACTTTAGTCATCATAGTTCTTGTCCAATCTTCGTACATTACAGGATCTGGATTTATTTTTTTTGCCAATACTGCTACATTAAACATAGCATCATTTCTTCCTTCTCCCTTAACAACTTTATTTTTCATAAAATTTACGACACAAGGTGGATAATCTTTTGTTGCATCGTCTTTAAATATTTTTAATTTTTTAAATGAGTCTGGAGTAAGTCTGAATTTACTTACAAATTTATATAAATCTTCAATTTTTACTGAGTTGCCTTCATCATCCATTGCAACTCTTGTTGGTGTTTTTGCTTTTTGGTAAGGTAAGTTTACAAAATTACCTTTTCTTTTTTCGTCCCAATTATCTGGAGTTAAATCAACTTCATCTTGTGCAGGAAAAATATCTGTAGTGGTATCATTGATACCTAAATCTGATGCTATTTCGATTAATTTTTTACGCATTGAAGATGCTGCTACGACACCTTCAATAAAAATAATTAAATGGAGTCCGTTGGACTTTGATCTGAATGGTACGAGTGGGTATTTCCTTTTCCGAATTGTCGATATAACTTCCTTATGCTGTATATTATAACGATCAACATCGATGACCCCCCAACTGCATGTATTATCATCTCTAATGGGAACTGACCCATAATAAGCTTCTCCTTGTAAATGTTGTTTCCAATGATCTTTAGTCATCGGTTTAGGTTCAACCCAATGTTTAAATTCTGCTTTCCCTTTGGAATTTTTATTTCCAGTAGGGGCCGAACATCCAAAATATGTAGAAGAGCCCTGGAAGAGTTCTATAAACTCCCCCAGGGTTTTGTCAAGTAGTTCCATATTAGAATGGCGATTTTTCTACTTGTTCCTCTTTGCCGTGGTTAACTCTCACTGCACCTTTTTTACAAGTTGTATAAAACTCATAAGCTGCTTTGATCGTTTCTTCACTACCTGCTTGTCCTATATGCTCTATTTCCCATCCAAACCAAGAACCTAAATTATTCTTCTCTAGCACGGTTTTTAAAGTATAGACTTGAGTAAATGGTGCTGGTTTGAAAAAACCTTTACCATCTTTCTTCTTTTGTCTTAAGGACATCATCATTGAATTCCACTTTTTAGATTTTTTTCTTTGAGTAGATTTCATGGTAATTAAAGCTGTAGAAGATTTTTCTTCCTCTACGACCATTACATAGTGAGAAGCTGTCTCCTCAATGTAATTACCATTTTCAAGACGATCTTTACCGTCATCGCCTCTTGTTGTTTTACTCATGATATCCGAGTCAGCTGCATATACATTTATTGGAGCTGAGCTACCTTCTTGGCCTCTATCTCTCCACTCGATGTATTCTAATTTATAATAGCAAGGAATAACTTGTATTCCTTTTTGTCCATCATAAAGTTCATCTGTGACTGTGTTGTAGATCATTCCTGCTCTAGCATCCGCCATAAATTGCGAATCGCCCTGTGTCACTTGTGGCGACAACTGACCAAGAACTTTTAGAAATGGTAATGCTAAACTTTTTGAGTCTACATTATCAAATCCTGCATCAGCAAATTGCTCAATATTAATATTAGCAACTGCTCCTGCTTCTTTTTTAATCGATACTTCGTTCGATTGTCCGTCTTTTTTTATCATATGTTACCTATTATTTATTTGTTATTTTCGTTTTATTTGCGATGTATACACCGAACAAATCAAAAGGGATTTCTTTACCACCCTCAACTTGTTCTTTAACAAAAGCCTTAAGAGTCATAGGTTCAACTTTTTCTTTTTTATTATAGTTGAATCCATGTTCTTCACAGACTTTTATCAATTCAGAGACTTGGTTGTCTTGCCCTCTGTTAAAAGAAGCAGTGACCGTATTTTTAATAAGGTCCTCAAACCCTCCGGATCTTAACCAACCGAAGGCTTCTTCAACACGTGACTCAGGAATTTTTGCTGCATAAAATGGTTTTACTTCTACAGTAGAACCATCACTTAATTTCAACAAAGATACACCGGCTTCCTGCATCATCTCTGGAATTATTCTCTCTTCAAAATCTCTAGCTTTACTTTTTAAAGATGATAATTTTTCTTCAGCGTCTTTTATACTGACGTGAATTTCTTTTAATTGATTGCATTTGTCAGAAATAGATTTTACACTATCTTGACTAATGTCAATGTTTGACATTTTTTCAATATCCATATTTTCCTCCTGCTGGTCTCTTAAATTATTCATTTGACGTTTGCAACAAAAAAATATAATTCTTTGCTAGGATGTGGAAATACCCTTACAAGACGAAACCCTATGAGCATCAAAGAAATGCTTTAGAAGAATCAGCGCAAAAAACACAGTGGGCCTACTTTATGGAAATGGGTACAGGCAAAACTAAAGTGACCATTGATAACATAGCATACTCATATTTTAAAAAACAAATAACAGCAGTATTAGTTATTGCTCCAAAATCAGTTTACACAATTTGGGAAAATGAAATTGAAACACATTTGCCCTCTGAAATAAAATATAAAATTTATAAATGGAATATAGATAAACCAAAAGAATATGACAAGTTAAATAAATATGAACACCTTAGAATCTTTCTAATAAATGTCGAGGCTTTATCAACAAAAAGAGGTGTAGATGGGGTCACTGATTATTTACTTAAAAATAAATTAAACTTTGTAGTATTGGATGAATCAACCACCATAAAAAATAAATCAGCAAAAAGAACAAAAAACATTTTAAAACTAAAACCACTATCGCATATAAGGCGTATCCTAACAGGATCGCCAATAACAAAATCTCCATTGGATTTATATACACAATGTCAGTTTTTAGATCAAGATTTATTAGGGTTTTCAAGCTATCTAGCTTTTAGAAACAGGTATGCTGAAATGACTGATATTCCTGTGGGCTCTGGGAGATTTATATCTGTCCCAAAATATTACAAAAGATTACAAGAATTAGAACAAAAACTAAAACAATTTTCAACAAGAATTAGAAAAGATCAATGCCTTGATTTAAAACCAAAGGTACGTCAAAAAAGATATATTGAACTTGAAGGAGATGCTAAAAAAATCTATGAAAGGCTCAGAACTACTGCCTTAGCAATAGTTGAAGATTCTACTATTTCTTTTTCTAATAAACTTACAGAGATAGTTAAACTACATCAAGTTTGTAATGGTTTTACTAAGAATGATGAAGGCGAAATACTTAGTTTACACCAACAAAAGGTAAATGTTTTAAATGAAATACTCGATGAAACTGATGGAAAAGTAATTATATTTGCTAATTATATTTATAATATAAATCAAATTGTTGCTTTTTTACAACACAAGTATGGTAAAAATACCACAGTAAGTATTTATGGTGCTGTGGATGTAAAAAGTAGACAAGAAGCAGTAAGAAGAATTCAAGAAGATGATGATACAAGGTTTATAGTAATAAACCCTACAACAGGAGGTTTTGGATTAACACTTACAGCAGTAAATACAGTAATTTATTTTTCTAATAATTATAATTTAGAAGTAAGAATGCAGTCAGAAGATAGGGCTCATAGAATGGGCCAAAAAGGAACTGTCGTTTATATTGATATTGTAGCCAAAAATACATTAGATGAAGCTATCATGAAATCTCTTACCAACAAAGGTCAAGTGGCTGCTAAAACTTTAGGGGAAGAAGATTTAAGATCCTGGTTGTTGTAGTTTATTAAAACTTTCAACTCTTTCTAGAAATTTATCTGCATATTCTTTTAACTCAGGCTCTGAGAGCTTAAATTCTTGATATTGGAGGTCTCGGGTACAAATTGCTATTACCCCCTGCTCTATGGGTCCGTAATTGGCTGTATGGGCTAAATAATAGGCCCCTAGCTGTAGCTTATAATCTTCTACCCATTCCTCTCTTTTTGGCCTATTTGATTGTTTCCAGTCTACTATACTGGGTTTTCCATAAGCAATAGCAGTCAAATCACAAGTGCCTGCAAATTTGTTTTGATATTCAAGACTAATTTCATTTCCCCATATTTCATCTAATCTAATATTATTTAAAATAGTTTTTGCCATCATTCTAGGTTTTCTACCATCGGCATGGTCATTATAATATCCTTGACCATTGAGTGCATATTCTAATACTTGATGCATTTCAGTACCAATTGTTGATGCTTGTCTCATAATTTTATCCGCTTCTGCATCTCCTACTTTTCTACGCCAGTTATCTAAAAATCTTGTATCTTTAGTTGCACTTAATATTGTTGTTACACTTGGTACTTTGATATTATCAACTAAGTATTTACGTCCTGTTGTGTCTGAAAATCTATTATAATGTTTGTAAGGATATTTCTTTACTAACTTCATTTGTAGTTATTACTACATATGGTTAGAAAGTACAGCTAAAAGAATCGCAAATATACCACCAACTATCCATTTTTCTAATCGACATATTCTTGCATCCATTTGTTCAATTTTTTGAAAGGTTTGCTTTTGCATTATTCTGCAAAGCTTTTCGTGAGATTCTATTTTTTCTAATGCAGATTTTTTAGGCACGTTTGTTACCTCTCATTGCAATTGCAGCACCTGTTGGATCGTTTGGAAACAGAGCTTGGAATTGTTGTGCGTTTACCTGTTGTCCGGTATCCGGTGTTTGTTGTACTGGACTCTCTAATTGTACATCACCCATTACACTAGATCTTTCCGCATCTACGTTTCTTGATTCTTGGTCAATATCTGTTTCATCAGTAGCTTTTATAGTTGATTGTATATAGTCGACCATTTGATTATCTGTCTCTGTGTTACCTGAACCTGTTGTAAAATCTTGTGCAAACATAGACTCAAGAGTTTCTTTCGGTAAATTTTTATCATCATATCTTGGCTTTGGATTTTCAAAAGGCATTTGTGTTAACATTTCTGAAATTCTAGCAGGATCAATATTTTTTGGATTAATTCTAGGTGTATCTTCATCTTCATCCAAAATATAATTCATAAATCTTGCAAAGGCTTCACGTTTTTGTGTTAAAAAGAATGCACTTAGTTTTGGTGTTACATTTCTAAGTGCAGGTGTGCTGTAAGTTTTACCTCTAATTTTTTGACCACTTAAAATTTTAATTTGCTCATCAACACCTAACGCATCATTCATCAATCTTAATGCTACAGGATCAGACAAAACAGAACCTGCTTTTCTTGCAAGAGCTAAAAAAACAAGAGGTGCTAAAGGATTAACTGTAGCCATACCACCACCTACTACAAGCCCTGTTAAAACACCTCTTCCTCCAGATAGTGTAAATCTTCTTTGTAGAAATGTAGAAGTGTCAGATATAGCAACATCTGATATAGCTTTCATGTAATCAGTAAATTTATAAAAATCGTCAGATCCACTTTTACCTAACAGTTTCATCATTTTATCTCTTCCAAGGTCTTCTGTTGCTTTACCAATACCAAGGTTGTCCATAAATTTATTTATATTAAATTGTGCAAAATCTTTTGTTCCAAATCTAATTTTTGATACATCATAAATACCATTATTTAATCTTACATCATCAATTGAAAAACCTCTTTGTTTTGCTATTGCATCTGTTCCTAACTCTTCCATTGCATCTGCCATATATTTGTTACCTGATTTAACACCAGCTTCCATAGCTACATCATTAAAAATTGATTTAGCTTGTGGACTTCCTGCAGTGTCAAATGATTTTAAAAAAGCATTAAACATGTATCTTGCTTTTGAGGCTTCAAATAAAGCTTTACCATTTGATGTTGCACCTTTACCTGAAGCACCAATGATTACTTTAAAAGCTTCAATAGCTTCAGGAGAGTTAGAAGCAAACACATCTCTTTCCATAGTTTGAAACATTTTATCTCTTGCCATACCTTCAATACCTTTAACTCCATTAACTCCTCTTTGTGTAAATAAACTTGAATCAAATTTTCTAAATGATTTAATTAAAGGAGATTTTATAAAACCCATAAGTGCTGAAAACGTACCATTAGCATCTTTTAGTTTGCTATATAATTGTTCTCCCTGAGTGATCTTAAAAGCAATATCTGCATCTGCAAATTCTTTACCACTTTGAGTTACCATAGCTTCATAACCTTCTTTTATAGTTGAATCTTTAAGTAAATTATCTTTTGTTAATCTACCACCAAATGCATTTAAATCTGTTTCTAATGCTTCTCTTAATGACCAAACACTTCCTGTAGGTAATGTATACTGTGTTCCCTCAATAGCTCTATTTAACATTCTCATTAGTCCACTATACTCTTTAGGTGTTATTGCATTATCTCCTATCGAGGCTACTGCTTTCATAAATAAATTTAAAGGATCTCCTGAATCTTTTAAAAATTTATCAATCGCTTTTATATCTAGGTCTCCTATGCCTTGTGCATAAGCAGGTATTTCAGGAAACATTTGTCTGTTAGCTTCAACCATTTCTCTAGCGTATTTAACTGTTTTGTCTAATCCTATTACTCTTGGATTACCAACTGCTTCAGCAAAAGATTCAAACGCTTTATATTTAGAACCTATAATTGATGCTTTTTCAGAAAAAGTTTTTGCAGCTTGATTATATATAGACGAAGACAATGCTGCTGTTTTCATTAATGGTGCATATCTTACAAGGCCATCTAAATATTGTTTACCAGCTTCTTGTTCTGCAACTTGTAAAGCTTCTCTTCCAATACCAGATACAAACGGAAATACACCGACTGTTTTAAAATAATTTTTACCTAACTCTGAAAATACTCCATCTTCAATTCCTGTCATTACAGGCAAAGGTAATCCTTTTTCTTTTGCAAACTCAGATAGTCTAAGAGCTTTTTCAGATTTAGCACCAAACAATTTAGCTGTTAATTTACCTAATGGTCCAAATATAAAAGGTGTTAAAGCCGCTGCACCTGCATTCCACATCGCAGCATTCTTTGTTGCTCTTAAAGAATTTGCTAAAATATTTTGATCTATTTCTTTTTCTGGCAAATCTCTAAAATCATCAGTTATAGCATTTGCAATTGTAATACCCGCTTGTTCATTTAACATATCATAAGTAATTGAACCAGCACCTGCACCTGCAGTTCCTCCCAATACAGAATATATTTCTGCTCTTCCTACAGGACTAGCTAATACTTTTGCTGGCACATCGGCTGCTCTTGCAACTAATTTTAATGCTCCACCAATTAGCTTTAATCTTCCTGGTAATTTGTCCGCTACTTTTGATGCAGCTTGTAAAAATTTTCCTGGTCCTTTTTGCCAAAGTGTTCCGTTTTTTGCAGCACCAAATATTTTTTTTCTCATTACTACATAAGGTGCAATTGATCCTGATAGGTCACCCGCAAGCTCTGCTGTTGGTCTACCAGAAAAAAAACTATCCTCTGCTTCTAATGCTTTACCTATTGGATCTGCATAAAATTCATCAGCTCTTGCAATATCTTTTGCTGCTGTCTCTCTTGCTCTTCCTAACTCGCCAGTAGTGGGTCCTGTGAGTTCGCCTCTTTGAATTAGTTCATCAATGATAGCTCTTTGCTGTTTATTTAATTGTGATGGATCTAAAGTTTTATCATCCAATTGTTTTTGTAATTCTTGAATTGTAGCCATTATTGATAAAGCTCCAGTAATTGATCAGTGTTTAAATCTTTAAATGGATTCTCTTGTGGTGCAGATCCCATAAAGTCATCAGAGGTAATAAGACCATATTTTCTCTTATAATTTTTTAATGTTGCAGTTTCGCCCATTAGTGCAGTTGTATATGTGTTTTCTAAAGATGAAATATCTTGTAATATTGTTTCATTTACAGATTTTAAGTCTCTAATAACTGCTTTTTGACCTCTTAATAATGGGAAGATATTAACAAGTTCTTTTGCCATTTGAATATCTTTTGCAGTCAATCTGTCTTTTGATTTTAGTGAGTTGGCTAATGCGTATACCATAACAGTTTCGTTAATAGCTAATTGAGATAATGCTTGTTGATCTGCTTCGCCAGTAAATTCTCCAATAGCTTTCATAATTTTATCTGAATTAACTGAATCTCCTAAAAGAGAATCAATTTTTTTACCAGCAGATTCTCTATCAAAACCTTCATTTGATTTTAACCAATCATCAATTAAAAGTTCTCTGTATTCATTTGCTTTAGCTCTTGCTTCATCTTCATTAGTAAACATTTCTCTTCCTGTAATGTCGTAAAGAGCTTCACTTAATCTTCCTTTGAATAAATTTAATCTTCCTACTGGACCTGCACCTGTTTTACCTTGTTCAACAAATTTTTGTATTAAGGCTACAGATTTTCTACCATATTGAAGAGCTTTATATTTTTGATCTAATTCTGTTAATACTTCTAAAGCCTTTGGATCTAATTCTTTATTTTCTACAAATCTGTTATAAGAACCTGGTGCTAATGGCACATAAATATTTCTACCAAAATTATCTAACTGTCCTGGTTTAGCTACCATAACAGTACCACCTTTTTCTCTTATTCCTGTCATGTTTACTAAGTTACCATTAGTATCTGTAAATTGAACCATACCTGGAGCACCTTCAACAGGAGGTCTTTCTATTATCGCATTTCTTCTTTCTATTTCATCTTGTGCAAGTGCTAAAGCATCAGACATAAACTCATTAGATAATTCATTTTCTTTTAATTTTATTGTTGCATAATTATTTACAGCTGGACCAAGAGCTGCACCAAATACTTCTAAAGCTCCACCAATACCACCTGTTTGTGTTTTACCTGACAATAAACCAGACGCTAAGTTAGCTAAAAATACTAATTTGGCTTGTGATTTTTGACCTGACATTAATTCTTTTCTATATTGTTTTGCTAAATCAATAACTTCAGAGTTTACTTGAATGCCATCGGCCCCTGTTATTTTACTTGGCTTATCTAAGTTTTCGGTGTCCGTTATTGTTTTTTCAACAACCTTTTTATTTGCTTTTTCATCTGAGGCTGCAGTAGTATCTTCAACACTATCTTCATTAGTAGCAACAGTATTATCTCCACCACCCTCATTTGACTGTTTTGGCTCTGAAAATTGTACTGTATTTTGAAATCCCTTATCAGCAGTCTCTCCCGGTGGATCCATTGGTGCTGGAGCCACAGAATTATTTTTAACAACTTTATCTATATCAACTGTGCCTTTTACAACTTCTGATTCGTTATCTGATTGAGTCAATCTATCACTAAAACCAGGTCCTCTTCCTCCTCTTGGGCCTGCTTTTGATTCAGAAGTTTTTTTAACTTCTGCGTTTGTAAGAACTTCTTTTGGTTTGAAACCACCGAATATATCTCTATCAGATACACCATCACTCATAATGTCAGTAGATTTAAGTCTGTTCACTCTACTAAATTCAGCACGCTCTTTTGGAGTCATAGCATTGATTCTTTTTCTTTCTTCAATACCAGCTTTTATTCTATTTTGTGCTCCATAAATTAAACCTAAACCAGTTAAACTTGCAGGTAATCCAATGGCACCCACTGCTAAACTTGGAAGTGCTCTTTGAGCACCATAGGCACCTAAAGTTTCTAACCCAAGTCTACCAACATTAAATCCTTTTTCCATTCCAAAAGCATCAGCAAGTTTACCTCCTGCTTTAAAACCTAAAGTGAGAGGTACGCTAAAAGCTTCTTTTAAAAATCTTACAGATGGTCTTGCATTAAATCTCTGCATCATATTTGGTCGAGGAGGACCAAACATTGGATTTGGTAATGCTTGTGTACTAGATCCACCTAAAAAAAGTTTTGCAGGTTTTAAATGACCTTTTTTTAATGCGGTCTGTCGAAACATTGGTCTGTTTAAAACTTTATTTATAGACATGTTTCTCCTATTGGTTTTGGTTTACACCTTGATAAGCTGCGAATGCTCCTATACCTGTTCCTACTGCTTGTGCTAATGGACTTGTAGATGGAGCTGTGCCCATTGTAATTCCAGACTGTGTTTTAGGGCCTGCAGAATATAAATTAGCTAAGAACTCTGCTCTTTGATAAGGTTCGTACTGTTGTTGTAAAGTAGAAGCTCTTGAAGCATCTAATGCTTGTTGAGCAAGTTGTCTTTGAACACCACCTGCACCCATTAATTGATTAATATCTGCTTGTGCCATTTGTTGTTGCCCTGCACCAACATTAGCTAATTGTTGACCACCCATTAATCCTAATTGTTGTTGTCTTTGAGCTGCACCTAAAGCAGTACCAAAACCTTGTGCTTGAGCTCTACCCATTGCTTCTAAAGTTCTATTTTGTAATTCTGCTTGTTGGACACCTTCTCTTCCTCCACCAAAGGCACCTGATCTTATAGCTTGTGCAGCTAATTGATTTTGCATTACACCTGACTGTCTTGCAATCTCATCAGTAACATATGATTGATAGGGATTTAAAAATTGATTTATTTGTGATGCACCTACTGGAGCTACTGCAGTGTTTAATGCAGCTATACCTTGACCTACTGTGCCAGCGCCAACACCTGTAGTGCCCGCTGCTGTAATTCCTTGTTGCTCTAAAGCTGTCATAGGAGCTACTTGTACGTCTGGTACGTTTACGGGCTGCTGGGCTACTTGCCTAGCAATGTCCATCAATTCTATTTTTCTTTCCTCAATACCAGGAGCCTCTCTCATAAATTGAGTTTGAGTGCTCGGTGTTGCTGGTGCTGCTGATCTTCCTCCTCCAAAAAAACTCATATTATATCCATTTCTCTAGTTGCACGTGTTTTTTTTGCCAGCCCCATTTTTTTGAAATTTTTTCCCAACCTGGTCTAGCCATTATACTCATTCTTTTACATTCATTATGTTTTGCGAATTTAGTTATTTCATTTACTAAGTTGTCTTCCCATAATTCTCTTCTTTTTCCTGTGCAAATAATTATTTCATATTGTGAGTAATTAGGAAGTGATGCTATTCTTCCAATACAAACACCAAAAACTTTATTTTCTTCAAATTCATCTGACCCAAACATAATCCAACATTGCATTATATCTTTTTTAAGTTCTCTAAAAACCCATTCTGCATCTGCGTATTTACCTGAAAAGGCTAATGCTTCTGCAACCATAAATTCCATCAATGGCCAAAACCTATCAACGTCTTTTGGCTCTATAGGTAGAATGCTTACAAGTGGTTTAATTTTCTTTTTTGCTGTTGCCATCTTTATCCTTCAATAAATCAAATACTCTTTTGTATCTTTTTTGTTGTTCATAGAAGTAAGTGGCACCTTTTTCTCTCATATCTTTGAAACTGTTTGGATTTGCTCCAGCTATGATTCCAGCACCTAATACTCCATCTGCTCTTGTTACAAACTCTCCGTCTGCTAATTGAGCTAACATTGTATCCTCGTCTTTGTCTCCTACGCCTGCTCCGTCTTCAACATAACCTGATGCTCTAACATAATTGTTTGCATCATTCTCGTCATGAGAAACTTTTGATGGAAGATAGTTTACACCACCTTCATTAAATTTTCTTATTTCAGCTAAACCACCTGTTCTAAGTCTTGTTTTTTCCATAGCATAAGGCCCTGATCTCATAGATCCTTGATTAGCTGGGTCTTGTTCTGGAATATATACAGGTGCATATTCTTTTTCTTGTCCTGTGGTAGGATCTATATAAGTGTAGCCTGGTCTTTGTTTTGCAAATTCTCCGTAAGCTAAATTGTAAGTTGGTTGATAAACATCTACAGGTCCTTGATTAAACGCCCCCATTAAAAAAGGTAGGCCTCCTGCTAGTGCAGCTACTTTTAAAGGATCAGTTTCCATTCCTTTTTCTCCCTGTTTTCTAAATAAGATATCAGCAAGTGATCTTGAATCTTTTTGATTAGTTGCACCTAAGCCTAAATTCTCTGCAAATTGTGTATTTCTAAATGGTGTGAACCCAGCATTTTTTGCAAAGCCACCTACTTGTCCTAAGTTATAACCTGCGAAAGCTCCTCCTGCTGTTCCTAACAGTCTACCGATACCTCTTTGTCCCGAATCTTTAGCTTGTCGATAACCTTGTACGGCACCAGCTGCTCCAAGTACGTAGGGTAAATATTGTAACATTTATATAAATTCTCCTTTTAAGATATAAGTGTGTAATATTACCATTTTAAGACTTAGATATCAACTCATCAGAGAATCGACCCTCATAGGCATGTTCGCCAATATGAGCTATTGGAGCATCCACATAGGCATAACATTTACCCCCTAAATCTTTCCATAGTTTACAAAAAGAAAAATCCTCACCCAAGTATGTTTTAGTTTCTGGGTCATGCAATGTATCAAAAAAATTCCACATATGTGGCCTATCAACATATTTACCATTAATTACAGTCTTTTGAACTATACCCTTATCAGGGTAAGCCTTGATCATTTTATCAAATACAGATCTTTTAATAAGCATACAACCTGTGGGACTGTGTGTTACTTCCATTACACCATTGTCTAAAATTATATTTTTTGGATCTGCTACTTTCATTGGATAAGTGTTTAAGTATTTTTTAAGATCTTCAGGTTTTTCTACTCTTCCTTGTTTAATTCTTTCAAAAAGTTTGTCCCACATCATTGTTTTTAAGGGATAAGCAATTGAAATTATATCTTTATCTTTTTCTATCATTTTAAATATAGATGGCGAATGAAACCAAATATCAGAATCAACAAAAAGTAAGTGAGTATAATTACTTTCTAAAAAACCTGACACACAAAGATTTCTACCCTGAGTAACAAGAGATGATTTCATTAAATTAAATCTTGTTGTAACACCTTTGTCTAACGCTAGTTTTTGAAATTCTAAAAGTGCCTGAGTATAATGCATTGATACATCACTATGGACAGGACTAGCTACAAAAATCTTATAGGGAGATTTTTTTTTATTACTCTTATCTTTCCATAAAGGTTCTATTGCTTTTTCATGAGGAGGTGGATCTATTCTAAATTCCTTTAGTGTTTGGTATGTGTCTTCATTTACTGTTTCTTTCATACAATGCTCCTTTCAAAAAGTTTGTCCATTCCATACCTTTTTTTTCCCAGTTGTAAAATCTTTTGTAATACTTTTGTTGTTCCTCTAGATGTTCTTGTATGATTTCTGTGTGTAAATAAGTTGCTGCAGTTTGTATAGCACTCGCAGTATCTTTTGCCATTTGTTCATAATTAGTAGAGTAATTTATATAGACAGGCCATTCAGCACAAGTTTCATATAAAGCTCCAAAGTTATTAGTTATTACATGAACTCCAGAAGCTAAAGCCTCTAATGCAGAAACACATGATGTTTCTTCAAATATACAAGGATAAACAAACATATCATAATTAGGCATCATCTCTCTTATGTACTCATTTGGTTTATATCCAATGTAATTTACATTTGGTAATTCTTTGGCTTGTTCATATAAAGGTTTAAATTCATCATCATGAACCTCACTAAACTCAGATCCGTATACTTTTGTAGATGAATAAACATCTAAAGTTATATTAGGGTCCTCTATTTCTTGCATAGCTCTTAGTAAAACATTTATACCTCTCCATGGAGTACAGTGATGAACTAACTTTATTGGGCTACCTTCTTTAAAAATTTTTCTTACTGGAAAAGAATCCATACCATTTTTTATAACGATACATCTTTCTGTTGGTATTCCAAAAAAATATCTAAACTTTTCATAGTTCCAATGACTGTTAAAAACATACCAATCATATTCTTTGTGTCTTTCTCGATTAGTAAAAAATTCTTGAAGATTAGGTTGATCATAAGAATTTTTTTGCCAGAGTATATTTAGTTTATTAGGGTCTAAAGGAACTTTTCCAGGTATAGATGTACAGATTTGTGTTTGATCTAAGAGATCCTTTGAGACATGCTTTTGTAGCATTTCCATTTGAAGCTCAGTAGCACCTCTTGGTTTCATAGGTTAATCTTTGGTCTTTGCACCCATTGATACTCTTGTTACTTTAATCTCCAGGTCCTGTCTAAAGTCATCCACAGTAGTGTCAGTATTGGGATCAGCAACATCAGAATCAAAATCAGCTTTACTAGCATACACTTTTCCTGTTCTTTTATGTTTAATTATTTCTGTAGCTACGGCTGGTATTTTTGGTAAATCTTTCATTTTATCTCCCTTGTCGATTGTAAGGTTTATAACTTCTTTTTTCAGACTTTGAAAGACTTTTTTTATGTCTTCGAGGTCTCTTCCTAGGTTTTGGTCTGGGAGTAAAGCTTACAAATTTTTGTCTAGCCATTTTCTTGAGATCTATCTATTTGTGCGTAACTAATAGCACCTTGTATTTTATTACTTCCTGTAGCTGCTGTTACAGTTATTGCATCACCTGCTTCTAAATTTAAACCTTGTGGTGTAGCATTGACCTGTGTTTTTGCGGCTAAATCATCTCTAAAAAATTCATACTCTGTGCTTGAGTCAGAAGAATCTACAAGATTCATATTAACTAGAATAGCAGATGAAGCATCATTGTTAGCACAATAAACACTTTTAACTATAACTGTTGCATTACTAGGGCATGTAAACACCGTAGTCTTACCGGTACCCGCTTGTTTAAAACCTTGGTTTTTGTATCTTATTGTCATGATAAAAAGTAATTAAAAGCATCCTGTTCATTTTTAAGTTCTTGTTGATACGTTGTATTTAACTTATCTTGCATGGTTCGTAAAGACTGATTTATCTGTCTTTGGTTTTCTTCAGTATAAACTTCTGAGGGTTCTGGGATAATTATATCAACCCTAGCCATGTAAAGCTGCTCCTCTTTCTGATGATGTACCTGTACTTGCATTTGAAGACATACCACCTCCACCACCACCTTGGTATTGTCCACCACGATATGCATCTCGATCATCTACAGGTGCTTTTGATAATCGATCACTCAACTCTCGGTTTTGTTTCATTGCACCTCTATTTGCAACTTGATTTCTAATTTTTTCATTTCTCTTTGCTTGTAAGTAATCTGCAATGGTAGCAGATCTTCCAAATAAACTAGATTGAATATTTGCATTAGCACCAGCTAATGCACTAATACCAAGTCCGGCAGGTCCGAATGCGGCTAATCCTAAAGGATTAGAAATAAGTGTATTACTTCCTAAAACTGTTCCTAGGACTGATGGTAAACCTAATTTAGAAACTCCATACTCAATAGCTTTTTGTTTTGCTACATTTTTTGCAATATCGACAGGGTTTGGAAAACCTCCTCCTGTAGAGTCATAGTCACTACCTAATCCTGCAATACCAATCGTATTGTCATCGTACATTGGTGGTAAATTTTCCATTATCCTCTCATTCCATCAGGTTGAATATCAGCTCTAAAAGTCCCAAATCTCCAACTTTCATCAGTTGATGTATTTGCAATTTTTAAATTAGCAAACCTTGATCTTGCACGGGTATCTATTTTATCAGTTGAACTAGTAATTGTAAATGGACCCAACGGAGAGGATGCTGCGGTGTCCGTTGGATAGTCTCGTAAATTAATTGTAACTTGTGCATTACCTTCTAAAACTTTGAAGTCTGGTACAAATCTTCTCATACTCATAAAAAATTGTCCATCTCCACCAACACTCAAATCAAAATCTCCGGACTGTATAAATGCAGGGATAGCAGTTTTATTGCCGTCTACATCTACTTGATTATTACCAACTTCGTGTTCATAATAAATTGTAGATCCGTTTATATTAGTCACACCTTGAACAACAGGAAATGTTGGTAACCCTGTAGAATTAAATTCTGTAGCATAAGGATTATCAAATAAATTTGCATCGACATAAGTTGTTCGTGCTAAAGAACCTGTAGTCCATACTCCTGTTTGATAATTAAATGTAACACATCTGTCAACGTTATCACTTCCAGATTTTGGATAAAACCAAATAATTTCTTCATATAGTGTATATAGACCAGCATAAACAGACTCACCGTTCTGATAATTAATTCCTAAATTACTGCCTTTGGTTGTAAATACAAAATCTTCAACTAAACAAGGTAAAGCTTTTACAGTACCATCGTAAACAAAAAAACCTCCTGCTTCACCCATCCAATATACAGCACCATTTACATATTTTATAGAATGTTGTCCAATAGCTCCACAATTTGATCCTACTTGTCTAACAGAAAAAGTAAATGGAGGGCCAACAAATTGAATTACATATGCAGCTGTATTAGTCAAAACTAAAGTATAATCTTTTCCTTTAACTGCTCCTACAATTTTAGTACCTGAGTCTAACCTAAAAGAACCAGCTGTGTTGACAGAAGTAGGAGTATAGTCGGAAGTATTTTCTTGATCTGAAAATCTAATGAATAGTTTATCTTGAGTACCAGGACTTCCAATAGTTGTTTCAGTCCCAAGCATAAACAAATGTCTATCTCTATCAGAAACTAATGACATAACAGAAGCAGTCGGTGCATTTGAAATTACTACAGCTCTCGTTTGTAAAGCTTGTGAAGTTGCATTAATAGGATTCCAAGAAAAAGATCTTCCGTTTTTAATAGTTGCAATTAACTGTTGACCAAAATTATCTAATGACCAAGACGCGGGATCTATTGACAAAGTTTGAGATAACGAAGCCTCGCCCCAAGCAGTATAGTATTCTACTCCTGCACCAGTTGAATGTGCAGATCTTGTTCCAGCAACATCTCTGGTGATACCAGTCAAATCTGTAGAGGTTGTTCCAGTGTAAGATATAAATTCAGTTCCAACTTTAATTGTACCTGAAGATGGGAAACCAGTTGTTGCTGCAAGTGTTATTGATGTTCCAGACCCACCTGTTCCCGCAGAGTCATCATTTAAACTTCCGTTTAAAGTTGAAAATACTTGTTGACCACCACCCCATAAGGCAGTTCCCCAACCAAATCCATAAGTCTGACTTAAAGATCCCACTTTGATATAAGGATTGACAACAGCTGATCCACTTGCTGCTACGGTAGTTCCAGCAGCTGATGCCATAGTAATTGTAAATGTGTCACTAGTTGGAACAGTAATTACTTGAAAAGTATTTGTTTCAAAATTTGCAACAGTGTACCCAGCTCCCGAGGGAGGTGTAACACTTGTAAATGTAAATAAATCTCCTGGCTCTAAATTGTGTGCAGCTTTATTTACAGTTACAGTAGCAGAAGTATTTGCAGTTGTAAAAGTACAACCAGTTAATGCAGTATCCAAGGGTGTGATATCGTAAAATGCTCCTTCATAATAAATTACAAGTAACTTATTTGTCCCTATTGCAGCGTATCTTCTGCCATCTAAATCGGCCCAAACAAATTGTTCTCTTGCTGCACCAACTAATTTACCTTCTAAAATTTGTTGCCAACCACCAATTTTTTCTGGTAGTCCATACCTAAACCTTACAAAGTCACCATCAGTCCATTGACCTTCAGCTCCAGTAGCAGTGACTTGTTTATTAAAACCTGGTTGTATTTGTACATTTGTTAAAGGCATAGCGTATTATACCATTTCTATATTAGAATGTAAATTTACCCTATTTAGTAAGCTTATCAATATCATTTTGATCAGAGACTTTACTCTTGATATTTTCTGGAAGTTTAGCATGTAAATTAACGAAAAAATTCATAGCTACAGTTATTGCTGCTTTTGTTAATTTTGTATCAAAACTGAGGGTGTTTTTATTTTTTAAAATTGAAAAAACATCTTTCCATGTAAAATGTATTTTTATTGATCCGTCTTTTTTTTGTTCAAGTTTCATATTTTTTGTCCTAACATCATTCTTTTATCCAACACATAATCAGCACAAGGTCCATTTTTACCCACATAATGTAAAAAAACTTGAGCTTGATAGTCTCCTAAAAATTCCTCACGCCAATGTTTTATTTCGCGACCTTTATAAAATATTGCATCTCCTGGATCTATATTAATTTTTTGACCGTCTGCAATAAAAGGCCATTGTACTGTATTGTCACTTCCAATAAAAACACTTACACTGTATTCACAACTTGGTCTATCAGAGTGTTTTGTGAGATAAGAATATTTTGTATACATTCTCCAATAACTGTAGGTGGGCAATAATTCAACACCTATCTTCTTTTCTAGC